GGTTCACTAGATTGATTGCCTAATTTTTTAGGGCTTGTTTTTTTGGATTTAATTTTAAAATCCCCTTCTTGTTTTACTTCTGACATAATATAATATAATTAAATAATTGTTTGTAATTTTAACTAGGACCAAACTCTTCTAACCCAAAGCCGCCTAAAACATCATTTCCAGATGACTCGAAATTTTTAGGTAAACCTTCTGTTTGTCTTTGTTGAATCAATTCAGATTGTTGTGTTCCTTGTAGTTTTATTCTTTGATCTTTTCGATCTTCAATTTCTTGTTCTTTTGCTTTTGTTGCACCTATCTGAGCCTGAGCTAGTTGTATGTTGTAATTAAACTCCTCAGCCATTAACTCTCTTTTAATTTGAGCTTCTGTTTGCATTCTTTGTATTTCAAACTGTGATTTAGCTTGTTCTATGCTTACTTTTTCTTGAGTTAGCGCTTGTTGTTTTTGCACTTCGGCCATTGCGGCTTTTTCAGCAGCTTCAGCATTTGCTTGTGCTTGTGCTTGTATATTTGCCTGTTGTTGCTCTCGCTCTCTTTTAATTTTTTGTTTTTGCCTTAGCTTCAAGAATTGATTAGCTAACTTTATATTTTTAATTTGCCTGATATCAATAGCATCTGATAAAGCAATTGAACCTGTCTGTAAGGCAACCTGAATATTTTGCTCAAGTAAAGCTTTCTCTTCCTCTTCTGGTTCTAATTCTAAATATATACCAAAGTCATGCAGCTGCAAGTTCATTAATTCTTCTAATGTTTTTGTATTAAAAGTACTTATAGCATTTGTTAAAGCATTTTCTGTTAAAGGATTTTCAATAACATCAGCGACTTTTAAGCTTATGTTTTCGCATGTTCTAATCGTTAAGTATAATAAAGAATCCAACACGTGCTTGGTTGCAATATTAGAAGCATTGGCTGCCATTTTTTGTAAGCCTACTAGTGAATCTTTAGCTGGAGCACTACCGTCTCTTGCTTCGTTTAATCCAGTTACATCTCTGATCATTTGTAAATAATACTGATATGTACCTATTAAACTTTGTATTTTTGCTTGACCACTTGAGGATGATAATTCCTGTACAGGTACTTTACCTCTGTTCAATTCACCGTCTTGTGTAAGTGATCTACCTACAACAGAACCTGTTTGAAAATACATATTCAACGCTTCAGCAGGATTATATGTTGTACCATTACCTAAATCAACTTCTGCTAATCCATCCATATCTAAGAATACACCATCTGGCACTATTCTGGACATTACTTGTTGTAATTTAAGATGTGTTATTTGGATCATATCAGCAAAGCTAGTAATCTTACTAACTATAGACTCTATGCGTCCTTTATACATTCTAGGCGCAGATATACAGTAATTCATCATTACCTTTGTAGTATCAGCTGTAGGTCTTGTCATATTCTCTGCAAGCTTCCATTCTAACATTATATTTGTGCCTAAAACTTTTGCTCCTGAATATAAAACTTCTATAGTTCTAGATATTCTATCAAAGTTGTCATTAGCAGGAGGGTTAAATGTATCAGGTTTTTCTAATGTTTTTTCTAAACCTTGATCAGTTTTCTTTATTTTAAATACTTGATCTGAATATGTTTTGTATTCAAAATATAAAACCTGAATTGTGTTAGCGTCGTAATTGCCCCAGTTTGTTACATACTGAGAATTACCAGGCATATCTTGAATTTTTTGTAGTTCTTCAGGTGATATTGTTGGAAATTGCTTTTTAAGTTCCGCTAATGATATAGATTTTACTTCTCCTACATAATACACGTCTTCAAAATTTGGATCTTCTGTATATGAATAAATCATATTAGCAGGGTCTACATAATCAGTAACTATCCCTTCAGCCTTATTAAAAGACGTTTTAACAGCTCCAATACCAATAGTAGTTAAATCGTGAGCTAATCTCTTTTTTGTTTGATCATACTTGTTAAAAGCGAGTACATTATTTATAACTTCCTCTTCAGCTATTTCAACATTCTGCTTGTATGTCATTTGCATGTGAATATCTAATTCCTCTTTGCTTTCTGGAAGATCTTCTAAATTTCCACTACGAGCCATATCCATTCCTAACTCTTGCTTTATATTTTCAAGCATAGGCTTAGTGTTCATATCTTTTTCAATAGCAGCAGCATAATCAGTTCTACTTTTTACAGAAAAAGGATCTTGTGCGAAAGTTGAAATATCGTACGATTTGTTAGCCATTCCATTGACAACAATATCTACAAATTTTGAAATAACAGGTATAGGCTTCCAATCTAAATTAAGATAAGACAAATCGCCGTTTATAGACAATTCATCTTTATACTTTTGTATCGATTGTTCTCCTCTTGCGTACAACCGCAATGAATGAAAATTATTCCAATTATTTAAATATCTATTACCGTTACCTCTTCCTTGATTGAACCATTCTTGTTCAATAGCTCTAGAAACTTGTAAGCCATAATCATAACTAGCTTTTACTTCGTCACTAACAACCTGGTTAGGGAAAGAACTATCAGTATTTGTTTGTATTTTCATTTATCTCAATATTTTAGACGTAGAACCTCTATTGTCATATCTTTTAATTCCTAAATCGTAAACCTTTTTTTGCACTGGACTAACCGGTGAGTATAGGTTTTTGTTGCAAGCCATTATGGCTAAGCCAGAACTTATAGAAGCATCATGCTTTGTTCTGTTGTTTATATTAAATTTACCCCAATCTTCCAGCGTTCTTTGAAAGTACATATCTCCGTAACCGGCTTCTGTTCTTCCAACACATGTCTCTATGTAAGATTCTATTGCTGCAGCATGAGCTTGTTTTATGTCTTCGCTTGAGTTTGGTATTCCACCTATCTCTCTTTCAGTTACAGACAACTTGTTTAATCTTTTATCAGGTCTATTCATAGAGTAACCCCTATAGCCTCTTCTTTTAAAATGATACAGTAATCTAGGTTTGTTGTTTTCTGCAAGTAATGGCATACCGTAAAATACACAAGCCATCAATACGTCTTCAAAAAATATTTCAGCAGTTTGTGGTCTAGCTATATATTCTAAAAAGAACCTGTTAGGAGGAACATCTTCCATACTAAACTTAGTTAAACCATGCAAAGCTCCGTTAGAACCTCTTTTATCAACTGTACCTGATATATCGTAACTATCACATCCAAAAGCACCGCAGTGTTCGTTACCTGGATATTTAGTATTTCCTTTTAGCACTATTCTATTTTGCATTTGTACTGGCGGCACCCAACTTATATTAAATCTACCATCTTTATTAGGTACAAATATAACTTTAGAATCTTTGATACCGTTTTCCCACATGAAACTACCTTTGGTTACTATCGATGTATTCCTAAGGTCTTCATTATAATCTATTTGTTCGTATATCTTCGTTAAATTAAACAAAGATTGTTTTGCTTCATCTCTAAAAGCGTGCTGCTCTGTTCTTGGAAACTGACGATAGTATTCGTTTAATCCGTCTTGATCGTTCTTTAATCCTTCTACTTCATTGTTCCAATAATCAATTACACCTTGTTTTATTAGTAATCCGTCAGGCCCTTCAACTGGTTTTTTTGGCGTTTCAAATACAGGAAATCCAAAAGAATCAATGTATCCTTCGTAGTTC